CGAAGATTATGTGAACAATGAGTTAGACAAAACAAAGTTTCTCCCGCACGAGAAAGCTATGTTCAATTCAATCAAAACAGTTCTTGATGAAAGTTTGGGATTAGTTTATGCCCAAGAGTGTCCACTCTACTCCGATTATCTGGGGATAGCTGGACGTGTTGATTGTGTTGCTGAGTATAATGGTCGTTTGTCTATTATTGATTATAAGACATCGGGCAAGTTGAAGAAGAAAGAATGGATCGGTAATTAC